TAAGCGTAAAAAAGAGAGTGAGTTTATAAAGGGCTATTTCTTTGGTCTAATTAATGGAATTATAAGTATACTTAAGCCTATTGTGATTATGAATGGCCATAAGTTAGCGTACCATGGAGGCGGAATACATTTAGTTGGTGGCGGACCAAGGTAAAACCCTCCTGGTGGTTCTTTGTATGGTAGTACTATAAATGTTGGGTGGTCAATGGTATAAAACCACAAACCTATCCCTACAAGGACTATTGATAAAAACACAACTGATAGGTTTCTTTTATTTGGTTTAACCCTTCCAAAATCTGGTGAGAAATAAAGAGTTAAGAGAGAAACGATTATACCAGAAACGAAAATTAGAAGTGACGAGAATTCCATGTTTTAAAAAAAAGTAGATTTGCTTAAAATATCTTATGGTGGGACCCATTGCAAAGCGTAGTTTAGACCATTTATTGTATTGTATTCCTTACCTTCAGATAGCTGAATGTAGTGCAACCCATGAGCACTATAATCTTGTGGAGTCCCTATACTGAAATACCATGCATACGGGTTATACCAATAATTAAACAAAACATTATGGAATAATGTTAAACCGGATTCAGCATAATACGGAGGTATTGACGCGGTACCACCTACACCGGTTGCTGAAGAGTAGCCAGTCATAGCATTTATATCTGATATTGGGGCTCCGTCGAACCACATTCCATCCCATCCAGTATCATTAAAAGGTGGTGAACCTGTATACGTTCCTTCTATGGCAAAAGACGGGTTTTGCCCACTAGGCTCTGAAAATCCGCCATTGTTGGTAACATTATATACACAGTTATTATGGCTATACAATGTTGGGAAATATACATTATATACCGTTACGCCTCCCTGTAAAAGTCCTATTGCCACATGTCCGTTAGCATAATTATATATTAGTGATATAACAGCTTCAGTGTTAGCAGGTAGATAAATAGTTTCCGCATAACCATAAATTTGAGTACCATAGGGTGTCCATACCTGTGCTGTTAACACATAAGTGTTTGTTTGAGTAACAAAAATTAATCCTATTTGTAGAGCAATATCCACTGTGCCAGAATAAAGTCCACCAATATATTCTGTGGCCGGCACAGTAGCCGTCAAGACGAATCCTAAATATCCATTACTTGTTTGCAGGAAAGGGGGTATAGTAAAGTTTACTGTGAAGGAGGTAAAGTTTGATGGTGAGGTACCGGAAGGATATGAACCGGGGTAGAACGCTATTACCCATGTATTTGGGCTTGTTTGTGCTGATGGTAGTATGCCTAGTGTTGGAATTAATAGTAGTGCTAGAAAGGTTAGGGAAAGTAGTTCCTTCCTCATTTGCCGGAAAAAGAAAGTGTGACTTTATAAAGGGCTTCAAAAGAGAAAGATAACGATAAGACCTAATATAATATAGCCCACTAATAGCATAGTTATTATTGCAAAAGGTAGTAGTCCAATCCACTTATACTTACTGATTTTTAGATAATCGAATAGTTTACTAAACCAGTAAACTCCGCTCAAGAGCAATAATTTCTCACCGGTTAAGGTCATCAGAACGTCTAAGAAACTTGTGTCATACCGTATGAAAAAATTGCGATCCATATAGAGCAATCCAAGATAGGATAGGACAAGCGTAACCGTGTAATCAAACAAGTTACCTATGATTATGAGGAGCCATAATTTCCTGACCTTGTCCATCAACATCACCTAACTAACGCAGATATTATGTTTTTTGCAAACATGGTCTAAAGTCGAGTCTGTGTTTCTAAACTCCTTACCGCACACCGGGCAGACCTTTGAGTGTTCCGTATAACGGATGTGTTGTTTCAGACTAACGAAAGAACTAAAGGGCATCAGACAAAGGGGGCAAACATAAGGGGATACTGCTTTACTTGTCAGTAACTTATAGAGATAACCGCTTTCGTCTAACAATTGGGGATTATGGATTAACGTCTTGACAACAGCTCTAATTATTCTTTTCTGTTCCGGCGTCAGAGAATGATAGCGTTTCAGTTCTTCTAAAGTCACGTGAATCATAATCCCCTTATGATTACTCAGGTACTTTTTACTGCCTGACTCCATTCCTATCCCCACTCCAACAGAGGTTAAAGAAGGGGCACTCAGCACACTCAGAATCTTGCTTAGACTTTCGCGGTGGTAAGATGTTTTCCTCAACTGAAATTCCGAATGCATTCGCCCTAGACTCCAAATCCGTTTCTGACCAATCACGTTTAATCTCTTCTACCCTGCCATCCGCGTGAACAATTATTAGATAGCCCGCCATAGCATTTATCATTTCGATATAATAATTCAATTGGCGTAAGTAGTTGTTCAGCCTAACGTTATCCAGCTTATCGTTATGCGTATACTTAAGCTCGTATATTGTGTTCTCTTCCTTATCGTAAATGTCCACTTTGCCCACTATCTGAAACCCTAGTGCCGTCTTTCTCTCAACCCTCTTTTCAGTCTCGAAACCATGCTTTTCTAAGATTCTTTGTAAGCGTATGTGCAACCCGGATCCTATATGCATCTTCATTGTTTCTTCTAGTTTTAGTTTTACTCTTCCCTGCCTTCTCATTAGGAAACTCCTGCGTAAGCACCTGGCTAACTCTGTGACCCAAATTGTCTTGCCGTCATTCTGTGACACTATTTCATAATTATATAATATAGTGAGTAGTCTACTCATTTCTTCCCCCTCTTATGCCTCCTGATTGCGAAAATGTTATTGAGGGTAACAAGACATTCAACAACATCTGCGACTAACAGAAAGATTTCAGTCTGGTGCTGTGTAGGTAGCATTAAACCTAGCATTAAAGCGACTGTTGCCAAATCGAATTTGTAGATTGCCAGTGTCCATTTATTCTTCATGAACAGCTTTGCTATAATATTCGCCTCATGGGCACCCACATTAACACCTAGAATCGTTGTCCAATAATCGTTGAACTGAAAGCCATAATATAACAATATATCATATAGAATTGTCATTCTCTCACCCTGAAATACATATAAAAGTATTCAAGAGTGAACGTTCCTTGTCTGTGGTCTTTTATTAAATGTTGCATCACTTCTTTTTTCTTTCTATAGATCTGCCCACATCTAATACACTGATACATAAGCATCACTCCACCCTTAGTTTATTTTTGATTGTTAACCTCACGTGATATGGTAGCTTATACGTGCTGTAAAGATAACAATATGTGAGATGTTCTATATCGGTTTGGCTATAGAAGTGCTGATTAAGTCTTCTGTATGATTTTTGGCATACAGGGCATTTAGTTAGGGTATGATTTTTTCTTGCGTGTTGCTTTACTGCAAATAAGGTAACAGAAGTAAAACCGCATACAGGGCATCTAAATAGCATAATCACTCACCTAGATACTTCTCTAACGCCTCTCTGATTATTTCACTTTTGGTTTTCTTCATTTTCACTGCAAATTCTTCTAGTTTTGCATTTAATTGGGGTGGCAGTTTAAAGGAAACAACATCCATAGATTCTGTCAGTGTTAGCTCTATAGTGTCACCCTTTCTTGTCACTTCTATCTTTCGGTAAGATCTTGAATATGATGACTTGGGCAATTTGATGTACTCAACCTTTGCTTTCATCTACCAGTCACCTACTTGACAGTATTCGAGAGCGTGTTCTATCATCTTCATCATCTCTTCCAATTCTCTCATCGACTCTGGGTCGTCACATATACATTCGCTCAACAGTTCGTCTAGTTTCTGTTTAATGTATCTTAATTCCTTACTCATGCTGTCTCACCAAAAGAGATACATTAGCTTTGCAATCTCAAGAAGTACTTCTTTCCTTATTGCCTCCTGTGTTTCTGATTCTGAATCCTCATATACCTCATAGAGTCTCTTTATCTTTAATAGGACTTCTTTTAGTGCTGGTTTTTCTGTAAAAAAGAATTTTTTCTCTATTCTGTCATCGTCGTTTATTTCAATCTTGAGATTTAAAGACTTTCCATACGTTTTCCTTCCTTCCGTTAATAAAAAATAAATTGAACTTTGGGACACAAGAACTTCTTTTTCCTCCTGAGGTTCCATTTTCAGACCCTCTATCTATCAATCTATCAATCTGCATATATAAATTTTTCTGTCTATCAATCCAACCATAAAGATGTAGATATATAAGAGAATTCTCTTAATAATCTGTGGGGACAGAGGTGGTCGAAAGTAAAAAAATCGCAAAAAAGAAGACTACATTAGCATTCGATGAAGATGTCTATCAAGTACTGAAGTTAGTATCTGTCTATCTGAACAGGGATATGACTGAGATAATAGAAGAAGCTGTGGTGATGTGGCTAATTCAGAATAAGGAAAAACTACCTGTTGAACTCAGGCCTAAGATAGATGAGATAGGTAAGCGGTTTTTTCCCGCGAAATGAGGTAGATAATAAAGTAAAACAATTCTTCATATCATTTTTAGCGTTTAAGGCCAGTGAACTAATAATCCCCTATACTGAATTTCTTAAAATATTAAATATATCAGATTCCAAAGATGCCAAAGAAGCATACGAGATGTTCAAAGTATTATTAGAGAGGATTGACAGATTGAAGAGAGACAGATAGACAGAAAGGTTTATATACTTAGATTGATAGATTGATAAATTGATGAGTGGAGTAGAAAAGTACATAAAAACGACTCTAAAAATAAGGGAAGATATTTTTTTGAAAACGAAACTTCTGGCATCGGCCAGGAGTAGGACTTTCTCAGACATATTAAATGAGGCACTTGAGGCCTATCTAAGAGAGCACGAGAACGAAATCAAACAAAAAATCGCAGAGGTGATGAAATGAACATAAATGAAGAATTAGTTGTAGAGGAAAGAGTAGAGGAGGAAGAAGAGGAAAGAGTTGAAGAAGATGAAGAATTAGTTGAAGATGATGAGGAAAGAGTTGAAGATGAGGTAGTACCTAGGTATTCCGCTAAAAGCCTAATAGAAGTTTTGAATGAACTACGATATTTATATCATAAAGAAAATAAGGAGTTAAAAATACTATTAATATTGTATAGATCAAACAAAGGAATTAATGCGGATAAATTTAAAGAATTATTGAGGACAAATGGGAAATATGCAAAGCGATATCTAAATAATCTTGTAAATTACGGACTAGTAGAAAGATATCGCGTAAACGGGGACATTCGAATTTACTATAAGCTAACTGAAAAAGGAAAAATTGTGGCAGAGCTAATTTTGAATTTATTTAGGGGTGAAATTTTTTGAAACTGGGTAAGCAACAACACACTTTTACCCTCAATACGAAACACTATACCCCCTATACCCCCACTAATAAAAAAAGTGTAGACACTTTGTCTACACTTTTACACTATATACCCCCTATACCCCTATACCCTTTCGTATTGAGGGTAAAGTTATGTTACTATTTACCCATTCAAAAAGTTTCAGGTAGGTGAAAAAAATGGATGATGGGCTTTTAGAAAAATTATTATCAAAGAAGAGCAAAAAAACTAGAGTCTTTAGTGTGAGGATTCCGGCGAAAATCTATTTAATTTACGAATTACTTGATCCAGATTCGGAAGATATTGTTGAACTCAGACAGTTAGTCTCAGCGTATATAGTTGCAAAGGCAATAGAAAAAGGAATAAAAATTCCAGACGAAATAAAATCTGAATTTAGAAACATAATTAGCAAAAGCACACAAAATAATAATGTAGTATTCAATATAAATATAAGTAAAAGTGAGTCAAAATCTGAGGCCAAAGCTGAGGCTAAGTTGGATTTAACAAAACTCACAGAACTACTAAATGAATTGGAACAACTACTATTAATGATAGAGAAAAATAATTGGGAAAAGAAATCAAATGCTTATGTTTTACCCCCGGCACGGATGAGAGAACTAACTGAGAAGATTAAAGAACTGAGGAGGTTGGTGAACTGATGGTTGAACCTAGGAAGATTTTACCAGATGGTACAAAATTATATGCATGGGACGATTTAGATAAAGCCATAGAGGAAGCTGAAGATGTAGACTTAACTGTGAGTGACTTAATCTTATTCTTATTATGGTGCGATAAAGATAAACCAATATTCGGTAACACAAAACTAGTTAAAGAAGCGTTTGTATTCTGGTTAGAACTCACTAGCAAAGGATACAAGATAGAGGATCCCCACTTTTATCCTTACAATTATGGTCCTTATAGTAAGTTCATAATGGCCACTGTAGAAGATCTTTACTTTGCAGGATTTATCATTATAGCTAGTGGAATGAAAAGAGGACAATATGCTTACATGTTAAGTAAGAAAGGTCTAATGGAAGCCGAAGAGCTAGTAAAGGAAAAGATTAGGCCAGAGGATATAGAATACTTCAAAAGAAGAAGAAGAGGACTAGATAGGCTTTCCCCTAGGATAAGAAGGTGAAAAATGATGACTGAAGTCTCAGAGAAAGAACTATTCTTAGAGTTAGACGAGGAAGTTAGAGAACTACTATCGCTTATCCATGAGGTGAAAATAGATGCTAGGATAGGGAATTACAATAAAATGAAGATAGAAAGAGCGATTTTCTTAAGTCAAAAGATCCAGATGGAGCTTTACGAATTGATAAAGATGAGGTGACCCGCCGTGGCCGATTTTAAATTGAAGTATTGGGGCGATCAGTCTGAGGACTACATTTTACCTACTACCTGGCTAGGAAGGGAGTATCTAGTTTTAGGGAAGTTGATCATAAAACTGGCCAAATGGCGTAAGTATCTCGATTTTGACGTGTATATTAGGCGTTCTGGAGTTGGCACACTTACTAATACTATTAATTATGAATATTACAAAGGGTTGGAGGACAAGTACGACTTAACCCTATACGTCAAAGCTAAACAACAATATTATCCGCTTATCTGGTTAGATATAACTGGTTCAAGTTGGACTGAGGAACAAAGTAAAGAGAGATATGGGGAAAGCGTTTACGCCATCCTCAGTATTAAATTAGAAGTGGCAAAGAAGTATGATGTGATGGGAAGAGTTTGGTTTATTCATTATAACGATACTGAGGATAAGCTCAAATGCATAAATGCTTTGCAAATCTTGAATCTTGAGAGAGAGAACAAGATTAAGAAGGATAAGTTTGAGAGAGACGCCAAAAGCGAATATTATCTTATTCCCGTTTCAATGTGGAAGAATCTAACGGAATTAAGGGTTAGTCTGAGGGGTTTCTATCAATCATTCAAAGAGTATCTTGCTAGGGTGAGCGGGAAATGAGTAATACCTTTTGCTGCATGCTGCTGCAGCATTCGGGTTTTTTCGTGCTGCATGCAGCCACGCTTTGAATTTTCTGACTGCAGCAGTTTCCATGAAATTCATTTTTTTGCAGAACTGAGGGCTTTTTGCCGTCTTCTTTCAATTTCTTTACTGATATTCTATTAGAATGAGTATTTAACCCCGCGTGAATTAACATTCTCAGAATGCCTAACTTTTACGTGGGTTCTAAATTCTACGTAAAAGAGATTAAAGGTAAGTATTATGTTTACTCAATAGAGAACGGTGATGATGGTAAGCAAAGGCACACTTACATTGGTTCTTTAGAACAAATCGTAAATGAATATTATGATATGAAGTGCCGCGGCCGGGATTTGAACCCGGGTCACGGGCTCGAAAGGCCCGCATTAGGGGGGACACCCCCTAAAACCCCCACTGCTAATTATGAAGAATTGAAAGGAGTTAGAATAATTGACTCTAATCTAACGTCTTCTAACAACTCTGAAATTTCCGCAAGTGATTTACTCAAATTCGAATTAGCTTTACGTAGTAAGAATATCAGCGAAGAGACAATAAAGAAATATATATCATGCATTAAGCAAGGAAGAAAAGAATCGAATAATTGTATAAAAGCATGGAGGAATTTCTATCGCTTAGTCTTAAACAGAGACCCGCCCGAAAGCCTAAAGATAAAGAAAACGAAACCTGATTTACGAGTCCCCACATTGGAAGAAGTTAAGAGGACGCTTGAAGTCGTGAAGTCTAATTATTCCTTATATTTATTATACCGGCTTTTACTTGAGTCAGGGTCTAGGGAATCTGAAGCACTTAAAGTATTGAATGACTACAACCCGCAAAACGAAATGCAGGAGGTCGGCTTTAGTATTTACATACTCAACTGGACTAGGGGTCAAAAGAAGAGTTTCTATTTATTCCACGTCACAGAGCTAAAACAAATTAAGATCTCTAAAGCTTACATTGATAAATACGTCAAGAAGCTTAGTCTAGTTCCACCAAAGTATATCAGAAAGTTTGTTGCGACCCAAATGCTCAGTTTATCGATCCCCTCTGAGGTTGTAAACTTCATCCAGGGGAGGACTCCTAGTGAGGTTTTGACAAAGCATTACTTAGACTTGTTGACCCTAGCGAAAAAGGAGTACAAGAAGTATGCAGAATGGCTAAGACAGACACTGACCTAACCCCCGTTTTCAACCCTAGTTTACACTGTTGTTTACATTCAAAGTTGACAGAATTTGTCTTAACTCCTGTAAAAGTTTTCTTTCCGTCTCTCTTCTTCTTTGCATATATTCCATATATATATTATTAGGAATCTGTACTTTAAATAGGTCTAACGCCTTTTTCTTCACCTGGGTAACGATTTCACCTTTGCTGTTACGACCAAAGTCTTTGGAGTACAGTGTCGCCCTAGCTGTCATCGTCTTACGATTTACCATTGTGACGCGGATCTGGTACCATCCCTTTTCCCTTAAGTAAAACGCCAGGTCTTCCGGGCTAGGCGTTGTAAAGATAACCGCACTAACTCTGGTCCTGATAAGAGCGTATATCTTGTAGAACGTTTTCATGTAGTCTTCATACCATACATATTTTGAGAGCCAAATCCCCGCATCGTCAAAGATGAGTAACGGTATACGGTAATCGTTGTCTATTGCATCTTGAATTTTGCTTAAAGCGTCAGGAAGTTCAAAGAAGTAAGCGTCTCTGACGCTTTGCCATGCGTCATCTTTGTTCCCCAGATTATTGAGTTTCCAAAACACATCACGGGCGACTTTGAAAGCGTATGTAGTTTTGCCCGACCCTTGTTTCCCGAAAATCACCGCGGACACAAAGCCTACATTATTGTATGCTGAAACGATTTTCTGAGCTAACCACAACATCTCATTCTTCTTCGACGTCACTATCCTTACCCCCCTGGAGTAACTGTTTGAAGATTGACTTGTTCACGTTCTCTCTCGCCTGGCCACTCGACACTCTGAGCACTCTAAGTATATCCCTCCTTCCTCTTCCGCCCTTACTAACTAAGTAGTGTTTTAATTTGTGGGCAAACTCTGCTAATTCCGTTACCGGCTCTTCACCGAAATAATTAGGAAGTTTAGCAAACTCAAACGCCGTGAGGATAAGCGATATTTGATTCCCGGAAAGATAAAACATGGTGTCCTTAGGTTCCACAAGTTCACTTATGGCCCGGTTTGTTACTGTATATGGGTTCTCTATTTCCTGCAGTTCCTCATCCTCCTCAGCCGATTCATTATTCATTAATGCTTCTAACTTTGCTATCTTCTTCTTCAACTCCTCATTCTCTTTCTTCAATTGCTCTAATTCAGTTGCCCTAGCCACTCAGCTCACCCCCTTTGTGCTGTTTGATGGAATCGTAAAACTAGGTGAAGTAGTAGTTGTTGTAGTTGTTGCTAAATGAGTTGTTGTAGTATTCGTTACATGTTGACTGAGTAGATGCGTTAAGTTTGCGTTTGCAATCCCGAACCCGACCGCGACCCCTATTCCAATCCCCATTATTGCGCCTATCACCAACATCATTAAATCTGGCCCCGACCCTACTTTCGCTAATGCTTCAAAAAACTTTGTTTTTATAATGGAGTGGACAATTTGCGGGGCGTTGAGAGTCTTTAATGTCAACTGTCTGATCTTTTCATCTATCACCAAGTTGAGAGTGTAAGGAAAGTCAGGTAAAGTAAACCAGACCGCCACAAACTTTTTCCCAAATGGGTATTTTGATTTCTCGAGTAACAGCGGTTCACCGTTTAAGACCCACACCTTCTTCATCTTCTTTACTTCCAGCATTAGATACCCTTGGTTTTCGACCAACTTTGCCCGCCGTAAGAACAGTAACTGCAGACCATCTTTACTCTGCTGTAGCATTGCGACATAATGTTCAGCTGAAAACAGCCGTGAGTTGATCCACTTCTTTGTGATTTTTACCTTTACGTCAACTCTCTCTTTCTTTAATTTCTTCTTTTTCTGCGATAATTCCTCTTTTAATTGTCTGAACTGTTGATACTTTAATTCAAACTCTCTTTTCTCACGGGCTTTCCATAACCTCTTCTGTGTTTTGTGGTCTGCTACTTGTAATTGTACCTCATTCCAGATTTGCTTTAATTCTTCAATTGTTTTTGCATTCTTTATCTTCTCTTCATAAACAGAAACAAGTTTCCCATCAGACAAGAATTTTCACCCCTACATAAAAGATAAGACTGTTAAGGAACAGACCCGTGAAGTAGTTCAGAGAAGACGCATAGGAAACAAAGTGACTTGCGATTAAGGCGACTACTGACGAAATGACGATATACCACCCTATGAATCTGTGATTTAATGTTGATTTCACGGCTCTGTGCTTTGGCTTTCTGAAGAGAAGTGAGATAGTCATAATAATTGTATCGAAAACGAGGACTATTTCGCCGTATGTTTTTGGGACTAGTAAGACCATTTGACATCCACCTCATCATATCCTCTCTTCCCTCAGCCAATCAAAGAAGAAAGCGAAATTGATTAGCCCAAACGCTAAGGGCACAAATGAAATGTAAAATGTTGATGCAGAAAACGTTATGTCAGTCTGATTAGACACAAAAACTAGAAAGCCTATTGTCCCCATCACAAATCCCATTAAATTTAGCATATAATTTCTTATGACCAAACCCAAAAGAGGAATCAAAATACCTAGAATATAGATTACATCCCCTAGTGCTGTCATCAAGAAAGAGAAAAAGAGTCTGACTTTATAAAGGGCTATCTATTCTTTGTAGATTTTATACGCTATGACCGCGGGGACAACAATTAGCACTATCAAGTAGAAGAGTGGGACTAAGTCCACTAGAGTAACGTTTGATGACCCAACATATTGCGGATTAGAGACAAAACTACTTGTGGTCACAGTACCTGAAACGATTGTTGTGTATGTCCCAGATGTAGTTATATTATTCACATAGCTGATTATTGGCTGAAAGAGAACAACACCAATAACAAGAAAGATAGCTAAAAAAATGATTTGCTTTAAATTAACCTCCTCCATCCCTCATCCCTCAAATCAATCTTTATATATCTTATACGCTATGACCGCGGGGACAATAATAAGAACTAAGATGTAGAAGAGTGGGACCAAGTTTAACAGTGTGGCATTTGTTCCGGTTACGCTAGGTGTAGTACCTGACGTCAAATTATTGACTTGTGATGTGATGACTGGTAAAAGCACTATGCCGATTAGGATAAAGATAAACAGACCCAAAAGGACACCGATATTAATTGATCCTTCACCTTTTGTGATTCTTGGGTTCTTAGATGCTAGTTCCACAAATTTTCTAGCTGAGGATATGATGTTACCATCCCAAGTTTGGTAGAAGATCTTAGTCGCCTCGGCTATCTGTTCTCTTGTAAAGTATCTATACGGGTTCTTTGCTACTTTAAGTGCATTATGTGTTATCTTTAGTTTTGACCACATTTTTGGTCAAGATGGTGTTGTTGAGAGAGTTTTTAAACTGTGTAGATTCTGAATTCAGAATCTGAATTTGTTTAGAGTTTTCGCGTATTTTTGCGTATAATGTACGCCCTTCTTTATAGAGTTCAACATAGCCTTCCTCATTTAGGATCCGCAAATGCCGTAAAACTGTGGCATAGCTTAACAGCAGTGTGTGTGAGATGAGAGACGCCGACAATATGTAGTTTTCTGCAACCAGTTGCAGAATCTTCTTTCGAATAATCTTTGCCCTTATCTCATTTGCGTTATAGTCACTCATGGTCCATAACCCCTAATCAGTTTCACCAATTCCCAGATCAATATGAAGTTGATAATCAAGACAAACGCCGTTAGGAATGGACCCACAGTAGGCACACCGGCTAATAGGCTTATAGAAGAAGTGAAGATTGAAAAGAGATAGCCCACGACACTTGAAATCACTTGAAAGATCCACACTAACCATTCTGCAAGATAAAGTAGCGGGGCTATCCATGAAAAACTAATGCTAAATAATGTCACACCCGGTATCGTTAGACCCGGTAACGTCAAACCGGGAAAGTTAGCCCCCAATATTGAGAATGGTGGAATTAATGTGACTGGACCCCATAACGTTAGCGGACCCCATCCTACAGTCCAAACGATTGATGATGCTATTTGTTGTGCCAAAGAGTAACTAGGTTCTGGCGGAATTGAGGGAGGTGTTATACCGCTATAAGCTCCTACCATCAGAGACAAAAAGACATCAAAGAGTAGCACATAAACTATTAGCTTAGTCCCCATTATTCCCACCTCCTAAAACTAACCCGGCTATCAATCCGAATATCACTGTAATGCCCCAGAATAATGGCAAAAAGTCCATGACCATTAATGTGAAAGTTGACGCAATACCTGTGATAATTGCGGGAATCCTCCCCGCCATCTTGTATGTTAAACCCATAAATATTAATATTATGATTATTGCTATAACTGGCCCTAGGCCTGTGCTTAACGCTAAGCTGATTGCGTCTGTCATCACTCCTCACTCCCCATGAACTTATCTACAAATATTTTCGCTAATAGTAACGCTATGCCGAAAATGAATATGTAGAAGATGTACCAACTCATTAGCCCTAAATACGCCGTCATTATTAGACCCATGACTACAGCACCTGATGCCCCCGCTTTACCGCCAAACTTCCATCCCAATAGTGCCACAACAACTGTTATTACAATCCCTATCAGTGTCGCCCAGGGCTGGTACGCTGAGAAATTGTAGAGTGAGGAGTTAGGCGATATACTCTGGGTAAACGGCTGAGTATAGTTGTAATTAAGTGTTGACACATTCACAGTTGTAGTTGTAGTTGTCACGGGTTGGGACACGGAAATGTTAAGGATAACGTATGTAACGCCGGCCCAATCTATATCAACCAACTCGTAAGGTGTATCAGTCAGTGTCACAGTTACTTGACCATACCCACTACTATTCGTATATCCGGAAACGTATTGTGATAATGTTGATGGGTTAGTCCCGGTCAACACAACATAAGCCTGATTTGCTGTTGCACTCTGCAATATGATCCCTGAGACAAAGAACCAGTTAAGAACCAGTTTCCCCGCCCCATAGTAGAAACCTAAGCCTATCACTTTAGATGAATTCCCTATGTTAAGTGTACCACCGTTAATCGTTAGTTGTAACGCGTTATTAATAACGTTAATTTGTATTGTGTTAATGCTATTGTTATACCATGTTAGCCCTGTGAAATTGAATGGAATAAGATAATTACTACTCTGGGTAATTAATAGTATCCCATCGCCCGCCGATAGCCAATAGCCCTTGAATTGCATCACTGATGAAGATGTTATTATAGATGCATAAGCCCATGCAAATGTTGAAGTTGTTTGCGTAAACGCTGACATAGTAACATTTGCAACTGGAGTGTTATAGCTGAACTGGAAAGTAATCGTTACTTTCGTGCCTACCTGTGCTGTGTGGGGGTATTGCCCAATAAAGACCACCGGTAAGGGCGAAACGGGGTAAATGGTTATAGTCCCGGTTGCACTACCTAGAGAGAATTGCCCCAACTGAATGTTGATAATATAATAATAAGTAGTAGGGACAACTGCATTTGCTGTAATTATATACGGTAACGCCACAAAGCCGTTTGTTAATCCCTCAATATTGATAACTGTCTGAGGTTGCACAGCTAACGAATAACCGGCATTAGGAGGATACATTATTGTTGTCGAATTAGTGACGCTGATAGTTTGACCTGTCAGATAGGATGATTGCGGTAAATTAACTTGTACCTGAACCGCAAATCCCCCAACAAAAACGGGGATTGTGATATTCATGTAGACAGTACTTGAGGCTGTTACAAACTGAAATTCCACAGTAACGTTAAGATACCATGTATTTACGTTAGGTGCAGGATAAACGTTAAGGATGAAGTAAATACCCTTAGTTGTCGCTGTGTAACTCACACTGCCACTTATTGGATACTGTGAATTTGAAACGCTATAATTTACAACTTTAACGATAGATACTACACTCCATGATGTAGCGTTTGTTGAAACGTTTAGTGGATTATTCGCCCCCACAAAACTCGCTAACGCCTGAACCCCATTCCCCAAGATTACAGATGTATAACTTAGCGTTGCTGTATAAGTTTTAGACTGAAAAATCGAATATGTTATCACCACCCACTGCCCATAACCATAACCCGGCCCAACATTCTGAGCGTCGATAACGTAATTACTATTTACGGTATTCAGTGAGAGAGGGTAAAATTGATTATTGATAACTTGACCCGGTATTATTGAAAAAGTCTTCAAAGTACCGTTATAGTAATAAACGTAAAGTTGGTTTGAAGCGGGTAAGTACCAGAACCCTAAACCTATTTGTTGCCCAACACTGATTGATCCCACAGACACGTTTAGCTGTTTCACACCATCAAAGTATACGAATAATCTATATGTTGGGAAGCTTCCTTTTTCCATATAAACCACAATCCCATCAGAGGCGTAAGGTGATGCGGGGGCATAGCTACCCGTAAACCCTGAAGGGAAATTTACACCATAGCCTATGGCGATTGAACCGTAGGATCCCGTATTGCTTGAGGACGCCAATAACCATGTGACGTTTAGTGCGATTTGTGATGATGAAAGAGAAAGAGATACGTTATTACTAATATATTGTTGATTCGGCAAAACTTGGAGGTAGTATTTGTTATAAACGCTTATATAAGTTGGGTTAAGCCAAGGTGCAGTGGAAAGTGTTGAACCATTATATTTAGAAGAAAAAGTGGAGGAACCAACTTGAATTGTCTTAGAGTATGGAAAGAAAGGTCCAGTAAAACCGCCTCCACCATCAAAATAAGGATGAGGGCCGGTTACAATACCGTTTGCAATTATAGGTAATAGTAGTAGTGTTAGAAGAAGTAAAGATAGACCCCACTTCAT